ATAAAAAATGAGATATATACTTGATGTCTCAGGTAGAGACTTAGAACTTATTAAAGCTTCTATTGTTAACTTTGAAAGGTCATTAGAAATGTCATCTCAAGGAGATTTTACTCACTTGATAGATGAACTTAATGATACTTATTTAAGTTTGAAAAGACAAAAGAGCAAACAGTTAAAGGCCAAACTAAGAAGAAAGTGGGGTGTTATCTCATGAAATGTCTTTACAGAGAACTAGATAGAAGAAAAAAGTATTTGATTACAAAATTAAATAATGAGATGGGACATCTTGCAGATTTATGGTTTGCACAGGAAATAACAGATAAAGAATATGTTGTAAGGTTTGAAAACTTAAATAAACGTGTTAGAGAACTTGAAGGTTGACAAGCCTATTTGTTGCATTTACACTTCAGAGAGAAAATGCCTTTAATTTACTCAATGACCCTTACTACCTATCCAATGCGTGAAAAGAAACCACAGCAAATCGGAAATTATCTCTTAGATGAAATCACACCAAAAGCTCTTAAATTAGAAATGGAGCAAAACAAACACGCACTTTCTGATCGTATTTTGCAAGATCCTAGTTGGGAATCTTTTGTCTGGAATGGTACTTTGCTTACTTCTCCAATGATGGCTTTAAGAGGTGCTGAAGAACATGGTCTGAACCAAAACAAACCAATTCCTATCGCTGATATTGTTAATTCAGTTAATAACTATTTAACTTCATTAGGTAAGAAAACAATTACTGATAATTCAGTTTTATCAAATCTAAAAAAAGCAGCTAAATATTTAAATACTGCTTATAACCTCGTTTTAAGACCTGACAGTTTAAATATGACTGTGACTTTATTAAGTGCTGCTGCTACTGATAAAGAAATAGCTAAATGGTATAACCAGATGGAATCAAGATTGGAAAAAATCATTACACTTGCACAACACGCAAAAAATAGTGATTTTGAACATTTACCATCATTACCTTTAGCTAAACAGAAGTTTTTAAAACTTAATGAAGCGTTCAATCTTGAAGCAGGTAACAACAATGACTAGTGCAATAACACCAGATGTTGTTGGTTATACGGAGATTCTTGAAGAGTCTCCTATGACAGAACAAGAACAAAAAGAACTTATTGAAACTGAAACAGTAATTAAATCATCTTTTCAAGGAAAAATGGAAAGAGATTTAGCTATCGGAGCTGGTCTTTTAAAAATAAAAAGACAAAAGTTATATAGAGGTGCTAATGGAGGTCGATTATGGGTTGATTATCTGAAAGAAGAATCTGCAAAATTAACAGGCAATGCAGAGCCTATAAGTGATCAGGTAGCAAGAAATTTAAGAGGTTTTTATGAGTTTCGTTGCGAAATATTACAGGATTTATATGAAAATATAATTTTGCCAACGAACAAAACTCAAGTAACTCCAATCATAGGTTATTTAAAAAATCCAAAAGAAGCTGTTGAAATTTGGAAAGCTGCTTGCTCTGAAGCTGGAAGTAATAAAGTTCCAACATACCATCAAGTCAATAGAGCATATTATTCTTACAGAACACAAATATCTTCAACACAAAAACAACCAGAATTAAAATCAAATAATAATAATGTTGAAACAGTTTCTTATGCAGAACCTACATATCAAACATCAACAAATACAAATTACGAACAGCCCAAAACTACTACTCCAGTATGGGAACAGGAACGAAACACACAAGAAGTAGATCCTTACTCTGAATGTAAGAAATTACATGATGTTTTATATGAAGCAGAAAAAAGTTTACAAAACTTGCATGGTGTTCTTTATCATCAAATAAATAAATATGGAAGTGCTTATTTAGATCAGATGAAACAGTTTGATGCAGGACTATATTCTGTATCTGATATAAATGAAAAAATAGATTCTTTGAATGATCAAACAGTTTATCTTGTTGATCTTTTACAAAAAGATATAGAACCTAATGATCTTGTAAATAATGAATGAGATAACGATAAGGGTCGTAGGAATCCCTGCTCCTCAAGGATCTAAAACTTTAACAAGATATGGTGCGATGATTGAAGCATCAAAGAAAGTAAAACCTTGGAGAACTGATGTAAAAGAAGCTGCACTCGAATGTTATAACAGTGGTGCATTGAATTTACCTGTGAGAGCAGATATAGAATTTGTTTTTCCCAGACCAAAATCACATTTTGGATCAGGTAAAAATGCAGAAGTATTAAAACCTTCAGCACCTAAATACTGCACTAGTAGAGGTAATGGAGATATTGATAAGCTTGCAAGATCAACTTTGGATGGATTGTCTGTCAGTGCAGGAGGAAGCGTATTAGAAGATGATTCTCTTGTCGTTGAACTCAATACAAAAAAAAGATATATAAATAAAGATGAATTACCAGGAGCATATATTGCAATATCCTCTATTTGTGATTAGTATACTAATAGTATACTAATACTTAATTAAACATGACCACCACAACTCTACCTAATCTAGCTGGGGTAATCAAAACTACTGATATCTATAAAAAGATGAAGTTTGATTATGTCGCTTGGGCTAAAACTGCACAAATACTAAGAGAACACGCTCCAGGTTGGCAGTTCTGTCTAGATAAATCCACTTCTGAAGAAGGTATATCATCTTATATTTTTCAAGCTCCCGATGGATCTGGATTTCTTATGGGATATTTTGAGCACATTGATACAAATATCAAAACTACTCTTTTCCCTTTTGCAATAACAGATAACGCAAATAGACCTCTACAAAAGATTTCTTCTGTTAACTTTCAGAATTCACATCGTAGATGTCTTTGTGCCTGTGCTTGTTTTACCTTCGGTTTAGCTTACGAATTATGGGCACAGATTGAAATTGATGAAGCAAAACAAGTAGCACCTGAACCTAAGAAAGGTATCACAAGAACTCCTACAAAACCTAAACAACAGTCTGATCCCGTTGAATCTATTAAAGATAAGAACTATGGTAACCCTATAGCAAAACCTGCTTTAGATGCTGTCGTATCCAAGATCATGAGCTTATCTCAAAAGTATCCTGATAAAAAAGATGAAGTTTTAAATAAATACAAAAAACAATTTAATATCACAGCAGAAAGAATTGGTGCTGCTGACATAAGAACTGCTGAACAAGGTAAGTTCCTTACACTTTTAATTAATGAAATTGACTCATCCTTATGACTCAAGAAGAAGCAGAATTTGCAGGGAAACAAGTTCTAAATCAACTTCAAGAACGCAAGCTAGATCGCCATAAAGATTACAACAGAAACATCTTTACTATTCGCACTGATGATCTTCTTGCAAAACAAATAAGGACTTATTGTAAAGACAATGATGTTCCTCCAAATCAATTTATCAAAACTGTTCTACAAAATTATTTCAATGACTAATTCTCAATTTAATCCAGCACTTCCACTACCAATCAAATTTAATATCAATGAAGGTAAATTCGGAAATCAACTTACTTTATGTATTCCAGTTGAATCTGTTACACATTTCATGGAACATATACAAAACCTAGTAAATACAAAACAATCGGATGGAAAAGTCTACGATTTCTCAAAAAAAGAAAACGTTCAAACTAAATGTATATATATTAACGCTAAAGCGTTGGAAGGAGACTACGGGGTTTATGGCAATATTAATCCCCAAAAGATAGAAGGTGCTCCTAATACTCAAGGTCTATTTTAAATTTATTTACAAAAGGCATATGTTTTTTACTATGCCTTATATTTAAAAAATGAAATCAGTAAGAAAGTCTGTTGTTAAGTTACGCAAACTTAAGGAAATAAGACGTAAAAATTTAGAAAAAAACTTATTAGATGTTCAACTAAAAGGACAAGATCATTATGTTTTTATTAATGAAAAAGGTAAAGCTCAAGTTGTTTCTAACGAGGGTAACTGGGTTAGTAAACATATAAAAACAGCTATTCTTAAATTTAATTATGAAATAGACAAGATAGATAAATTATTTATCAGAGACTTTACTGATGAAGAGCTTAACGAGTACGAAAAAACTTTGCAATAGGATTTCTAGGTTTTCTTTTTCTAATTTCTGCCACAACACGATTAGCTTCTAATTCAATCAATCTATTCAATAAAGAAGCCATAAAAATATCTTGATCAAATTTCTTTCTAACCATATGTGTGCAATATCTTTTTACATTATCCAGATCATTACTTTTCATTATTTCTCTACATTGCATCTCTATTTCTAGTTCCAACTCTGGAGGTGCTGGTTCTATATCAATGTTGAGGAATTTAGTAATTTTCATTTTACTGGAAATAATTTTTCTTCAATCATCTTGACGATTGCATCATCAACATCATTATCTGATTTGGCAGCAAGATCCTTTAATAGACTTAAAGCTGCTCTACGCAAAGATTCAGATTTACCAAATTTGATAAATAGATTGATTAGAAATTTAGACATGATGTTTTATGTTCTTTCCCAAACATACCAAATATTAACGATTCTGGCCTTCTAGCCTACTTACCTCCTTTTCAAGTTGATTTACTCTGCGAAACAATTCGATAATATCTCTATCTCTTCGACTACTGATATTAGATAAAACCATCACGAAAGCCGTTGCTGCTACTCCAATTAATACAGGATAGATCTCAGACATTGCCTTAAAGTATAATTATGCCTAGTATGACTAATAAATCCTAGTTATGGCAGAAGAAGTCAAAAAAAATCCACTCAAAAAACTCAAAGAAACAATTGAGGACAAAGAAGAACAATTAGCTTTTATCTCAGTTGTAGTAAGGCTTGTTGTTGTTGCCTGGAGTGGGTTTATAGTTTCTCTGAACTACATTTCAATCCCAGGATATAGCAACGAACCAAAAGATATCACGTTTCCTGCCAGCTTGCTGACGGGGGCGCTAGCCAGTTTCGGGCTTGAGGGTGCTAAGAAGAGAGGTGATGGGACATTTAAGCCAGAAGATAAACCATTAAACAAGAAAGAAGTAGAAGCGTTACTAGCGTCACAATCAGGAGGTTATCAAACAATTAGAATAGAGACACCCATCAAGATTCTTGGTGCGGAAGTCGTAGACAAAAAAGAGGACAAAAAATGAAAAAACTTCTTCCATTTTTATTTCTTATGTCAGCACCAGTTTATGCTGATATAAAACAGGAATTTGTAACCTCTGCACAAATAACTGTTGATATGCCATATAGCGTTACCAATAAACTTGGAACGACTTATTCAATATCGGGTAATAACATCACTCCTTCTGTAACTTCTGGAGGATCAACAACTGCTGGTCAAATTGGTGCTTTAAATGTTGGATCATTAACGGATGGCGTTCCAGCTTTAATACAAACTGATAAAGCTATTACAAGTGCAGGATCAGCCTTTAGTCTTACAGAATCAGTAACAATGGGAGATGCAACACCTTCTGCAATTACTCCCTCTAGTGGAATTGCTACGATACCTCATCTATCAGGACAGACAACAGTAGGATCAGGTGGTACTGCTGGAAACCTTGCTATGACTAGCCTTTCATCAGGAGTTCATACCTGTACTGCTGGAGGATCAGGTACTAGCTGCATAGGATCTACTACTGTCCGTATTACGATTGACTAGACTTTGGTTACTGGTTTTATTACTATGTCCTATAAGAACACTTGCTGTTCCCGTAGTACCACAGTTTCGTAGTGGTTCGAGTCAGACTTCTTCAACATCTGAATCCGTAATAAATGAAACCATCACAAGTCATCAATATCGAACAGGATACTCCTACTCTGCATCAGGACATAATATTGAAAGTACCGACACAAATAAATACATCAATCCTACAGCTACGACACTTACAGAACAGACAGTTGGAGGAGTAAATTTTAGTTGGACTTCACCAAACTTAGAAACCGTTCCAAGGTTCACAATCACAAATCCAGGGGCATCCTTTTCTCTTCAAGAAACTCTAATAACACCAGGATTAGACACAGTAACCACAATAACAAGAACAATAAATACAAGCACCACAGTAGAAACTACAACTACATTTGGGCAGTAGCCTTACTAATAATTCCTGTAAAGCCAGTCATAGCCTCGACAACTGTGGCCAGTCCGTCCAGTAATGCCCAAGGAGTCGTAAATAACAATGCCACCATGATAACACCTTCTTCTATGCCATCTTTTAGGATGAGCCAAGGTATTGTCTGTGCTTCTCCTAGTCTTACGATTACTCCATATGTAACTGACTCTCACACATTCTCTTTACCCAGAGAAACTGTTACCAGACAAAATATTTATGACGAGAATACTGGTGAAATAAAGTATGTACAAGAAACTCCCAGATTTGAAAAAGAGAACTTTAATCTGAATTATGGTATCTCTGCTCAACTAAACATTCCATTAGGAAAGTCTCCCCAACTTTGCCATAGGGCAACAGAAATAAATATCAAAAATCAAGAATTATTGTATAAGAAAACTCTGCTTGAAATTTCGCTCCATAGACTCAAAATATGTGCCGAGCAAGCGAGATTAGGTGTTACTTTCAAACCTAATACTCCTAGTGCTGTTACTTGTGAAGATATTGTAGTTACAGTTCCACCAGGTCAAGTTATCCCACATACACACGAACTAAAGAGGCAGTAGACAAGCACTGGTTGAAACTTGCCTACCTAGACGCCCTATCCATTGCCTTGTCGAATAGGGTTCTTTTATTTTAACTTATCTTTCTTCTTTGTAAGCCTTTTTACTATCTGTTTTACTAATGGTTTTACTGCGTTAAGAAGAAGTGGACTAC